CTATCGCGTTTACTGCGTGCTTCTTCTGCTCGTTCTTCTTCTGTTGGCTCGATTACTGGCTTTTCTAATAATGCGTCTTTAGGTATATCGGTGCCCAGTTCGATTATCGTGAATTCATCACCTTGTGCGTTATAATATTTGGTTCCGCGCTTATCAATGACTTGTTGTTTTTTACCATCTTTATAAATGTTGACATGGCCATCTTTGGAATCGTCTAACTTTGTGTAGGTCGCATTTGCAGGCAATAGATACTCACCTTCCTTTTTAGGATTGGGGTCAGCCCAAACAATACTTAAATACTCGTTAGAATCTGGATCATATGCATACGCTTTTTTTTGACCGTTTTCATTAATTTCATTACTCATAAATAACTCTCTTAATATTTAATGTATGCAATAAGCGCTATGTTGCGAGGACGTGTTTCAGAACCACCTTCAGCTTCAATTGTAGTTGTACTTGTGCCATTGCTGTTAAGGCCATTAGTACCTCGAATACCTATAGGCGTCCCGAAATAGCTTCCTCCAAAGCCACCGTTATCTCCATTGTTACGAATACCATATAAAAAATCATGGTTATGAGATTTAGACAAGTCTGTTTGTCTGCTACCAAAAACACGCCCAGCATCAACACCTCGACCATCATCCCAACCTCGGATAAATTCACCGCGAATGTCTGGAATAGCAAAAGAAGTAATGCCATCACCGCCAAAAGTGGTACCTAATTTTGCAAAAAGCTCAGGATAATCAGCGATTAGAAGCGTTGCACCATTTGCTTTTATAAAGCCCGCTGGTGATATTTGTGTGGCGAACCAATGCACACTTGCAGTGTAATCAGCAAATACGCCTGATTCGGTTAACCCTTGCGGTGTGACAACTGCGCTATTAGATGTACCTTCTTTAATCTGATCGGCTGAAGCAATTGTGACAGGTAGCCTTACAAGTGGTACTGTCCCTGATTTTAGGTTTGATGCGTTTTGGTAAAATGAACCTTCTTCTCCATCTAACAAGTCTGCATCTAGTTTTTTGCCTGCTCCCGTTGGTAAACGCTCTAACGGAATTGTGCCTGCGTTTAAGTTTGATGCGTCACGCACAGCGGCCATTGCACTAGCAAGATTAGTTAATTTAGAGCTGTCGTAAGTTATGCCCGCAGCGTTTATACCATTGAGCAGTTCATCAATAATATTATTAAACCAATCCTTACCTGGGTAAGATGGCTCTCCTTTGTCATTACTTGTTGAAAAGTAACCAGGACTACCCGATGTGGTATCGGGCGTTGGCCTTTCTGCTACCTGTGAGCCATTTTGTAATTTCATCGAATATGCTCCTTTTTACTCATATATATATTCATAGTACTTACCACCTAATTTGAATTTCTGTAATGTGCAATCTAATAGTGCTGCTGATTGAGATATTAATGTTGTCATGCAATCGTCTAAACAATTGGCATTACTGTTGTCGATACCAAGCACGCGAATTTGTAAAAGATGCCTGTAACGTGCAGGCTGTAATGGATACATACAATCACGTAAACAGTGGTGTGGGAAAATTTCATTGACTTCAACTGTGTAACCAAGTGTTGCGGCTAACTCTTCAATGGCCCACGACTGCAAACCACCTTTACGACGATATTTTTCAACAACGGCTTTACGTCTTGCATCAAATTTCTGCTCGCTCAAGGTACATTCTGGCAAGCTTAAATAGGTTTCCCATTCTTCAAGCATGTTGGTTGTGCTTTCTGGACGCATTTCTAATAACAGTTGATTAGCGCTACGTTCGGCTCGTTGTAAACGCGCTGCATAACCTGATACATATTTGTATAAAAAACTATCTTGCTCACGAGGCCATATATCACCGCGTGGCATTTGCATCATAATGGCATCAGTCCAAGCTGACTTACTATGCGTCATGCAGCACCCCATGAAATAACACCAAGGTTGTGCAGCTCATAAGTAGCGGCTATCACATCAACATCTGAATCAATGGTGTAATCAGCAATATCGTCAACACTACCAACGGCAGTACGTAACGCGCTAATTAAACGTACTTCACCAGGCGCTAATGATGAATAATAACTTTTAATTGCAGCACTCACGGCGGTGCGATTGTCTGTCGAGTCGGGGGAAATAGTAAGGCGAAGGTCTTCAGTTTTAAGTGTTAACCCAATATAAATAGCTTCAATTCCTGCCGGGCGGCCAACATATTCATTAGACGCAGGATCGGGATGGCGAAAAATATAACGGTTCATTGCGTCGATATCAGTATTGGTTGGGATAATGTCATCGCGTTCATCAAAAACAAACGCATAACCAACGGTTGAACCGCCGCGGTAAGCATCATACGACCATGCACGAGATACACCCGCAACTTCACGACACCATGCAACATAATCAGCAACCGCGCCACCTTGTGGTGGGTTACGTTTACGAAACAAAAGACGCTCTAATACAGAGGTCACCGTTTCAATATTGGCACCGCCTGAAATATCTGTGGTGACTAAACCTTGAGGGGCAACACCTGAAACCGATGACGTAAGTGTTAATGTGTCACCTGTTGATACATTATAATCGACACCACTTTCATCTGATTGAACAACGGCTAATATATTATTACCTACAAGTTCAGACGAAATAACAGTATAAACGCGACTATCTGAATGTGTCATTTTTACACCTTCAGGTATTAATGCAGTGCCCTCAAAGGTAGTTACCCCAGCCGCATACGTTGCAACCTTTTGAATGATCCCTTCATGTTTTGCAATATCGAGAATGGTTTGGTCTTCAGATTCGCTGCTCGGTATTATCTGGCGAACAATCCAAGATTGATGATCATACAAATCACGCACTGAACCGCTCACCGAACTATTTAATGCTTGTTCAATCCCAAACTTAGGCAAGGTAGAATCTAAAGCACCATTAAGGTCGATTAAACCTTGTTCAACTAAGCTTTTAAGGGTTGGTATACTATACGGCATATTGTGCATCCCACGGTTCAGTTACCGTTACTGTAATATTTTCACTCGTTGGTTTGGTCACTACGACAGATAGCGCAAGCGTATTAAGGCGAGGTATTGAGGCAGCCACAACAACCGATTTTGCCATTGCGCCGTTGCCTTCATCAACAAGCATCCATGCCAGTGCATTTTCTGCATATTTAACGCTAAGGTTTTTAACATCACTGGTTAACTTTTGGCGTTTTAGGAGCCATAACTTACCACCCCAAGGTTCAGCTGAATAAGTATCACCAGGCCACCCGCGTTTATCGTTTGAACCATCTGGCAATTCATCGTAATCAGCGGCGCGAGCATCGGTAAATAATGAAATCAAAACAAGCTCAGAAACACTGTTTTCAGGTGAATCCCCCTCAATCACAATGTTGGTTGATTGTTTCAGTTGTTCAATTAAAAGGCTCATTACACTGTTGCTACCATCGTATATAAACTACCGTCATAAATATGTTTGTGGTTAAGTAAAGAAAGCCCATTGAAAGTGATAAAATCAGCACCCGCAATAGACTTAGTAAATGATGCACCACCTAAAGAATCTACATCGCCAACCTCCGAAATTGTTAGTGTGTCATTAAAATTCACAGCACCTGTGAATTTCGTGTTGGGTGATACAATATTCAATTCTTCCGTGGCGGTGAGATTAACCTGCCTTGCTGTTATGTTGCATACACCGTCTTTCGTTAAATGAACACAATGACCTTCCATGTGATAAAGGAAAACATCACCCATTTCACCTTTCGGGCGGTATTGTTTATCTTCAACGGCTATCGCTATTAATTGGCCTAAGTTTCCACCAAGCGCAGCAAGAATAGCTTCAGAGCGTGGCGGCGGATTACTGCTTACGCCATAGTTTTGAAAGCGTTCAATGTCATCGGCTGATTCATCGGCGCGCATTTTTACTTGTAAGGTTTGGCGTTGCGCATCTTCATTAACCGAGGTGACTAATGCACGTATCAGCATTTGACTCACGCGACGGCGTAACGGTGCAAGTGCTTTATCAAGGACTCTCTGTGTCAAACTCATTCAGCCCATCCTTTTGATACTGTGGTGGTTGCTTGTGTTTGGGTTGGAATATCTAATGCACCAATTTCCACAACGGATAGCACCACTAATCTGCCTTTTTCAGTTTCTGAAAATAAAATACTGCTGATCAACATATCCCTATCAATTTTCATGATTTCATCCGTCACAGGTGCAACGCAATTCATTTTGAATAGGTTGCCCGTTTCAGGGTTACGCCAACCTGTTAACGTATATTCAGCGGTATTACTGCGGCTAATCGCGCGTTGGCGTTCCCACTTACCGCGTAATGTTGCCCCTTCGGCGGTGCTGACTTCATCATTCACTATAATCATTGGGCGGTAACGGCTCACGTCACTATCTGTAATAGTGGCCTTAATACCGCCTGCATTTTCAAGTACTTCAGCATCTACCCAACTTGCACCACCAGTGGCTTTTATAATGTAATCACTAAAGCGTTGTTTGCGGCTAAAGTTCCCGCGGGCTGCCTTTACATTCGCGCCTAATATTAAGGCTACTTCACTACGAGTTTTGCTTGCTCTAGTGATCACTAATTGCCCTAAGCCGTTAGTGGTCAGTAATACACCGCGCTGTTGTGCTAAGCGAGTTAAAAACTCACTGGCTGTCTCGCCTTGCTCTACTTGCACTCGTTTGAAAAGTTCACCCACTTCAGTTTCGTTGATCACCTCAATACCAAATGGGCTGCAAACGGTGGTGGCAATTTGTAATAATGTTAACTGCTTAAATTGACCGCTTGAATGCACAACGCTGCAATCAACCAAGTCGGCTGTTTTGTCACGGCCTGACACACTAATCGTAATAGTGCTGTCGTCATAACTGGGTATGAAATCATCAAGGTAACCTGTAATTAAACGGTCATTACCAATATCCACGGCGCATTCATCACCTGTTAATAAGCCATCAATAAATGCATCATAAGCAGAAACATCACCTTGATATTGCCAAGTTAATTGAAGTGAAAATGTACCCGCTATAGCCGTAAGCGCTCGTGATAGGCGCACTGTTTCCCAGCCTTCATAAATATTACCCGCTGCATACAAGGTGACTTTATCCATTGATTAACTCCACGCTTTTACCTGCTTGTAAAAATGAAGGGTTAGCCAATCCGTTACGGTTAATAATACTGGCTCTATTTTCTGAACTGCCTGTTTGCTGCCATGCAAGTAAAGCAACTGGCATAGTTAAACTAGGGGTGATAATTGAAAGCTGGGGCAATTGTTTTGCTCGTATGCGTGTATCTTCTAATACTGCGCCGCGCAAAGTGCGCAAGCTACGCCATAACTCACTATTACCATTTTCAACTGCCACTTCGGCGGCTGCGTTCAAGTTCGTCGCAATACTATTGCCAATCTCTGTTAATTGGCTGCCTGTCATGATCGCGCTGCGGCCTGTGCCTGTAATACTGTCAATGGTGTCGATATCGGTTTCTGTCGTAAAGTCAGAGCTTGCCATTGCATCCGCTTTTTCAATTAACGAACTCACGTTTAACAGCGTATTAAATGAAGCAATATTAATGGCTTGCGCTGTAATGGTGTCAGTGTCTGATACAACCTGAACACTACTGGCAACGCCATTACCTGCGCTAATAGAACGCCCTAAACCACCGCGAACGGCTAATTCAGCACGCATACCATCCCATCGACTTTGTACATTGTCATAAACCGAAAGCGCTTGAATAGGATCGGTGACTAAGCCTTTTACATCTTCAAGTAAACTCATTCCTTGTGCAGCAAGTTCACCAGGCACGGCTAATAAATTACCCACTGCGGCCTTTGCTGCTTCTAGGCGGCTTGTCCATGCTTTTAAATCATCGGGTAATGAGGGAATAGCTCGCGTAAATTCATTAACATCATCTAACGCTTGGTCAAATAATTCACCAAGTCCTGCGGCTGCTATTGTTGTTTTTTTCGCGTTTAATACCGTACGAGCAAAAGCGGCTTGTGCTGCGGCGCGTGCTTCAGCGGCTGCGGCTTGAACTGCTTCAGCGGTGTTAACCGACGCATTAGGAAATAAACTTTCACCCGCATTTAATGCTTCAAAGCTAAAGGTGGCTAAACCATCTTCACCTAATTTTAATTTATGGTTCACTTCACCTATTTGAACCATTACCACACCAAACCAAGGGTGAACTAATTCACATGGTCCAGGTTCATTTAATGCGATTAACAATGCTTTAAAGCGATCAATATAATCAGCGCCAACAATGCGACCTTCGATTTTTTCTTTTTTAAAAACAGCACCGTTATCTTCTGCGTAGCCTGTTTCACGTTTAGGGTATGAGTGTGGAACCGCACGTCGGCCACTGGTACCGCTTGCAATATCCAAGCAGAATTCGACATTGCGAATTTTTGCCATTAAACGATCTTCAAACGCCATATAAACCGCCTTTAAATATAAGTGAATTCATTTTAATTTAGCCCTGCATCAGGGTCTGAATTGATGGAAAGAAAAGGCGCGTTACTTGTTGTTTTTGCAATCACACGATTATCTAAAACTTCAACACTTACGCCTATTTGACCATTTAAAGTTTGGCCGATTGGTGAGCCTGAACCTGGTGATGTTTGAGTAACGACTGAAGAACCATCATTGATGATGTCATTTGCAAATTGAGAGATAGACTTTTGCTGTTTACGACGAGCATGTCGACTCAAAGGTGATACTTTAGGACTTTCATTCTTTTCATCATCACTAAACATGCCATCCCATACGTCACCCAGTGTGGTTTTTTTAGCCCATTTACCAAATTTAGAATCTCCAATCGCTGCATCCATAAGAGAGTCAGCTACAGGGTAAATGATGGTTGCAGCTGCTGCATTTTTTAATAACGCTTTTGAGCGACCACTTTTTTTACCGCTAGTATTATTTGACTCTCCCAATGCATCTACGCCGCCCAAACCGCCTTTACCCATATTCACAACATACACAGGGGTAGCACCAAGGCTTTGAATACCACCGCCTTTGCCACCTTTACCTAAACCGCCTGCACCAAATGTTTTTTTAGCCCACATGCCAGCATCCAAGGCTTTTTTCGCAATAATGACACCACCTACAGCAAGCGCAGCGGCTTCTCCCCATTTCAACCACTTATCAATACTTTCTTGGTCAACGCCATTAATCGCATCGGCAATGGCTTTGATAGGCTCTGCAAGCTCTGCGTTAGCAAATTTATTAAATGAGTTATGTAATGAAGTCGTTGCACTGTTAAACGTGGCCGCATTTTTTGCAGCCGCACCTTGTGTTGCGCCAAGCTCTGCATTGCCGCTTACCATGTATTTTAATAATTGCTTATTTTCAGCCCCATATAATGACGCTAAACCTTGTAGTGACGTTTGATCAAATACGTCGCCTAATTTGAGTGGATCATTCTTGGCTTTGTCTAATACCTCTAATAATAATTCAACGGGTTCGCGTAGTTCCGTGGTGCCTTTTTTAAAAACGTTAATACCTTGCTTGTCTAAAAACTCGACCTTTTTCTTATCAGCAAAGGTGGCAAAAACACCTTGAATAGAAGTTAATGCTTCGTTGGCATTACCTTTTGATTTGGCAAATAATTGCACAAGTGCGCCCATTTGAGTGATCGCACCAGGGCCTTTACTTTGATAGGTAGCAAACAATTTTTATGCCTTTCTCTCTAAACTGTGCAAACAAAGCGCCAGTGCTTTGTGCATCAGCACCGAATGCTTGCATAAACACACCCATGTTTTCTAGGTTGTCCATAGTGAATTCAAGATCGCCTGTTTTACCAAGTAGTGCATCGACGCCTGCTGCAATTTGTGTGGTATCAACACGCACATTACTTTTATTTGAAACGTCTTCTACAGTTTGAGTAAGGGCTTTTACTTACTCGTCACTTAGTTTTGCATTAGTACCGATGCGCGTCATTTGCTCTTCAAAGTTACCGACTCCACGCACAGCCGCACCCGTTAAAAGTGCAGAGCCAAGCCCCACATAACGGTTACCTAATCGGTCAATACCGCGTCCAGCTGCATTAGCTGACATGCGCACCATTTTCATAGAGCGTTCATTTTTACGGGCAAACTCACTCATTGAATTACCATAGCGTTTAGCTTTATTGGCTAAGTTACCTGCCAAGTTAATGACAATGTCTGTTTCAAGTTTTCCTGACATGTGTGCTCGCTAAGTTAAAAATTAAGGTTGAAGTAAGCATTAAGCTGACTGATTAAAAAAGTCATAGGCTTTAATGAGTTTATCGAAGGTCATTAGCCGCGTTGATGCAATGGGGATGCGGGCGCTAAGCGCCCAGGTTAACTGCTCGCAAGTTTCACCCATCCCCGTTAGCTCGCCCCCGTGCTGCTAATGCCTCCGCGAGTTGGTTGTCTAGGGCTTCGGCTTGCTCTTGAATAAGCTGAAAATCATCTTCATGCAGCTTACGCAATTGCTTAATGTTAAATGGGCCTTGTATGCTGCCAATGAACTCAATTTGCCTGCACAATAGTTCAAGCCCCATTAATACATCAGACGTGTAGCTCAAAGCTTTACCGCTTTGCACAATCACTTTTTCAGCCGCTAATTGTGCGTCAATGTAATCGCCCGTGACGAGCTTACGCAGTCCAACCTCTTTGTAAGTGGTTTGGTCTGTTTCTAGTCCATGTGGTAAATCAAAGGTAACCAATGCCATTAGATGTTCTCCACTTTCACACCTTCAAATGTACCGCTAATATCTCCACTATCAGATAAGGAGAATGGGTCTTTCGGAGACGACCCCGTCATCATATAGTCAACATTGTTATCGCCTTCCCATGTGATAGTGACATTTTCCAATGCATTGATTTCAATCACATCCACATCTTCATCAGCCGCAATAGTGACTTGAAGGCTTGGCGGCACAAATGTACGAGATTTCCCCCAACTTTTGCCCGGTCCTGGATGGTCTGTAGTGGTATATCCACCAGGGTTTAATTGACTACCTGGCTTTGTTTTTAATTGTTTACTGTTCGCTCGAATAACAGCTGAGCCTAAAATTTTACCCAGTGTGTTTACTCCTATAATTTAAATTGAGTGAGTGCAGCAAATACACGTAGTTGATTAACAAGGTCGGGCTTCCAAACACA